CTAGCTCGTTTGGTTCGTACTGCTTTTTTGGTAGCACGACGCCGAGTCTGTTTCTCTGAGCCCGCCATAGGGACACATGTATTACCCTCACGACGGAACCCAGCTCTGCACTTGAGTCGGCGCTCACGGTCACCCTTGGCCGATACTCTGGTGACCCGACGGGCCTCTTCGATTTGATCTAGATCTTCAGACATTACTCGTCCTCCGACTCTTCTTCCTCTTCTTCGGACTCATCATCGGAAGTTTCTTCTTCCTCTTCTTCATATGTCTTTTTCTTTTTCTCGGAGAGAACAAAACCATATGATTCTAGAATCTCTTGACGAGCTTCCTCAAGTTTCTGGTATGCATCTTGACGGAGACCTTCCTTAATTTGTTCGATGGCCCCGTCGATGTTACCAGCACGAAGTTCTTCTAGGAACTGTTTAGCTACTGACATCTTGTTTTCCTTTAATTGCTTTTTCATAGTTGCTTTTAAAACCGACGGCCACCTAAACCGCCTCCTTCTTCCCCATCAGATGGGTAGAACTGTTCATTTCCTTTCTCTTCTTCAATTTCCTTATCCATTTCTTCAATATCTTGCTCAGTTTGTCTTAGCACATTTTGGCGGATATATTTGTGTGAAACATATTTACCAACATGAGCTTCAAACTCACGAGTTAGATCAAGTCGATCACGAAGCATTTCCGTTTGCTTCATCTCCTCTATGTACATGTCAAGGGCATATTTGAACTCAATCTTTTGCTCAATCTCTTCCCACTCTTTAGCGGTAATGATTTTGGTAAGAATGAGTTCTGTCTTTAGAAGATCAAGGAACATCATATTAAACCGCTTACGAATCTTGGAGACGAATTTGCTGAATTTGAGTTCATCCCGTGAGATTTCGGCGGTTCGGCCTAGAGGCATCATTGAATCAGACTCTAGGCGAGACACTGGTATATTTAGCGCTTTGTATAGCTGCTTTTGGAAGTAGATAATATCTTCGATTTGATCTAGGTTCTGGCCGCCCGGTAGAGTAGACACCTCGGTGCCACGACCAGATGAGTTCCTTGGGAGCCAAAAATCTTCCTGCATAGTCTGTAGATGACGAGTATCTTTGAATTGACCAGACTCTGGATCAAATGACATTTTGTTTCTGTAGTTATTCTTTAGACTACGAATATATTGTTCGGCTTTAGACTTTGGTAGATTGGATGTGTCTACGTAAAAGATTCGACGTTCTGGTGCACGACTAATACGGTAAATGACCAGAGCATTTTCCATCATTCGAAGTTGATTAGCTGGTTTAACAGCCTTATGAAGCCAACTGATAGCATAACCGGTCTTCGGATCAGTCAAGCCAGAAGTCACATAGACGATAGATTTTGGATTGAGTTGAAGAGCGGTTTTGAATTGCTGATTGCGTTCTGTCTCTTTGGCATGCTTACGCTTACCAGTAGATTCATCATAGATAAAGTATTCATCAATACCAGAAATAACCTTATTTGCTTCATCATATTTTACACCACGATACTTTGTAAGATACCTGGCATCTAGCTCAATGACATCAAGCAGACCATCGGTTGGCTTTTTCTGATCAATAACTTTTTGGTACCCTAGACGACCATCAATATAGAATTGCTTGGCTCGTCTATGGATAGTCTGTTTAAGATCTAGGATGCGTTCAATCTTATCCCAGGACTCATAAATCTTATTCTTGATATTTTCAGAGAGTTCATTATCATCAATTTCTGCTAAATCAAGCTCAATGGGTGCTTGATTTTCATTGAAGCTCACCATCTCACCAACGATGTCTTCAACAGCAAAATCTACAAGACTATAATTGGCCACTTCCCTGTATGTCTCGAGCAAATCTGCCTGAGACGAATACGACCAATCCAAATTCATTGCATACTGACTAATAGAATCAGCATCAATCTGAACAGCACCATCATCATTGTTGACGGCTATTTGATTAGATTGAGCCCGATCTTCAGTCTTCTCGTCGGAGAATTTGAATTTGTCCAGAAAATCGCCAAAAATACTCATAGATAGATAAACCCTTTGAAAATAACAAGAAGACCGGGGGAGATTGTTCTCCCCCAAATCTTATTTATATCACCGATTTTAGTTTAAGTACTTGAGTCGTGATTAATGTCACTATACTGGAAAGTTACAGTAAATGTGGCGATTGTATCATTACTAGATTGATCAAGCTCAATGGGTCCTACAGTAGATGGCCAAGCCAGACGAAGAGTTTTTTCCTTGACTCTATTATCTTGGTTGTCTAATTGGAATACTGTCACTGTAGCCATATAATCATCTGGAGCTTGAAATCCAGTATTTGAATTATATGCATTTATTGCATTGTGCCATCTCTCAAATGAATCATGTAATCCATAATCAATATCTAGAACAAACGTCGCGTCCCAAGTATCATATGTCCGATCACCAGCAATCTTTAGCTGACGGCCTCGGAAAGGTTGCTCAATGACACCCATATTAGAACCAGGGATGGAAGTTGACTGGACAAGAAATGCCGTTTGGCGGATTTCATCCGAGCCAGCCGCGAATGCAGGGAAGTTTACAAGAACTTCAAACCTGTTAGGGCGAGCTCCGCCGCCCCGTAGTGCACTTAAGAATTCTGCGATTGAGGCCACTTATTAACCCTCCACTTCTTCAAATTGGACATTGGTAGCTACCGCAACGAAATTCAGACGAATAAAGTTGATTGTCCGAGTCGGCTTGAGATAGATATCCCCAACAAACTCATTGGCATCAATAATCTGAGCCGTGTTGTTGGTTTCATCTGAAACCACACGATAGTCATAAAGACCGCGACGAGCTTGTACGTTGTTTAGATATTGATCAACCGCATTCCGGAAGACACCACGGGTAATGAAATCATTGATCTCAAATAGTTGGTATCTAGCAGAGTTAGCAATATTCTTCTTGAGAATGATGAATAGAGTCCGAACGTTAATCCGACCGAAAGCAGAAGGACGACGTAGGGCAGTTTTATCACCAAACAGAACATTACCTTCGCCTGGGAAAGCCACAATACTGTTGATGCTGTTCTTGTACAGAACATCACGTTGTGCTTTGTTGGCATTCCAAGCAAGTTTGATAACGTTGCGTAGTTGACCACGATTCAGACCAGCTGGGGAGAACCAAGGTTCATTCTGAACAAAGACACGAGCATGAAGTGCTGCGGCATCGGAATCAGTTGGGATCCAAATATCGCGGTCATTATACTTGTCATAGATCAGTTTCCAGTTATCAGTATAGAATGCATAGGAGCTATTCTTATTGATAGTGGTGGTAAAATAATCTTTGACATCATCGGTTGCAGTTGGGTTATTGCGGACATCATCAAGACGAGGAGCAACAAATGCAACTGCATCCTGGCGACCTTCCATTACATCAATGGCAGTAGCCACATCGGCAGAAGGAGAACCAGAAGTAAAGACACGAACAATGTCAAAAACTTCGGAGTTAGCAAAGATGTTCCAGCCATCAGCAAAGTTGGCATTCTCTGCATCATTGTCGTCTACACCACCTTGGAAGGAAGTCTCATAGACACCTTCAGAACCAATAGCAGTAAAGTCAATGGCATCTAGATCACCAACAAGAACCCAGTTAGACTGACGTTGTAGCACCTTAGGGGCATAGGCCGATGTACCATCAGGGCGTTTGGCGCCTTCGGTCTTAGACAGAAGCTCAAAGCGTTCTAGGACGGTTCCTGCATTGCCACTGATGAAACCATCTTCATCAACCACGACCATGTTGAATTCATCAGGGCCTGGAGCATAATCGAACTCGCCTTCATAATCCCAGCCATCAAAGCCACTTTCATCGGCAATGGATACCATTAGACTGTTGCCCATAGCACCAGGATACCGAGCAACAAATGACATACCAGTTAGAGTAGCAGTCTCGTATGCTTCATCATTTTTGATAAGCAGGGGGATCTCGCCAGTTGGGACAGCATTTACTGCAACTGTACCTACCACACGAACCACTAAAAGTGGATTAGTATAAAGTAGATAGTTTAGTGCCGAATGGAAAAACAGGGTAGTGGCATTATCGGGGCGCCCAAAACGACGCACGAGCTCAGTTTCATTAGTGGTAATCCTGGTGACTTCTTCCACAGGACCCCAACGAAACATGCCAACATAACCTGTTGCATTAGCAACCAAGTTATTGACGCCAAGGGTACGATCAATTTCACGTACCTCAACGCCTGGAGAAAGTTGAGACATGTATTTAACCTCTTTGGTTTATGTTATTTCAAGACTTATAGTTATTTATTTGGACGCCCAATCAAAAAACTTCACCAAAAGTGTGATGTTGTGTGACTTCCCCTTGATACTCCGGAAATACACCATCATCTATAATACCAAATGGTGATATAGATTCCATGGCTCTGTCTTCTTGTTCGGATAACAGTTGTTGTCTAAAGTCTTGATCTGTTAATTCTATAAAGAATGTTTGGGTAGTAGCCCAAGCGAATAATACTAGCGTCATTACCATATCATCATGAGATCCAGAATCGGCTTCATATGATTTGCCTTTGGGGACAAATGTCCCAAATTCATCAATAGCTGTCATATCATTGACTATCAGTCGCTCTTTCTCAATCATAGTTTTTATATTAGAACAACCTATAGCTTTTACTGCTTGTGTTGTTCTGACGCCAGTTTTTGCTGTTTGTCCAAATCCGATTACTTGTCTATTCTTTTCTGTTATGGTCATCAAAATATTTTCATACTCAAGATCATAATAAAGAATATCTGCTACTTGTTGCCCAATATCATTTATTTCAACTAGAACATATGCATCATTATACTGCACAGCCATGTTATAGATTAGATTAGGATATAGCAATGGTGATAGCTTGTTATTTCTGTATGTAGCCACTACTTCATATGGTTTAGTAGAAATATCCACAACACTCATAGCATGATAATCACCACCAACACCCCTAGATACATCACAACATGCTATATAAACATGTCCTTCTTGGGGAGTATGATAGACATTGACACCATCGACTTCCTGTATAGGTGCTTTTGATACCATCATTTCTAGAGTTTGCCCGGAAAGTAATGAACTCTGACTACCTCTAAAGACTACCTCGTGTTCCTGTCTAAACTGCTCGGGAGAGGTATTGGCTATAGTCTGGCGCTTCCACTCTTGATCACGACCAGGCACCATATCCCATGTAACTTTCATTCTTACATAGTCGTTAGCACCGGCTTCCGACTCACTCCAAATTTTATAGAATAGACCCCTAGTTCCATTTGGAGTAGATGTAATGATGACCTGAGAATTCTTACCAGATGCAATAGTCGGATAAGTTGACTCATAGAATTCCATATCATTTGGAATAAACGCGCACTCATCAACATATAGCAGTGCTATGGATTTCCCCCGCACTGAACTGGATGCACTTGCGGCAGAGAAGACAACCGAGTGATGATCAAGCTCCATCTTCCGTTTGTTATAAACCCGAACACCGGGCTGAAGAAACATAGGAAGAGATTCATATGACAACTGAATTCTTGATAGAATTTCTTGGGCTTGATCTGCTTTGTTAGCTAGAATAGCACTTGTTTTGGCTTCATGGTATAATATGAACCAAAGAATATATGTGGCCGTGGTCTGTGTTTTGCCTGACTGTCGAGTCTGCATAGAGATAACAAATCTATGGCTCTGATATAGATGAAGAAGATCTTCCTGAAAGTCATACAGCTTGAATGGGATAATGCCATCATCGATAGAAATGATTTTGACATGCTTTCTAGCTAGATATGCTACATCAAGGCCACACTTAATCCAATCGAGTTGTTGTAGGGTTGTATATGGTCTATTTCTAATACCATGTTTTAGAATCCCTTCTTGATTCTTATAGTACCAATCTTCTGGTACATCTTGGAAATCGGGGATGTCTAAATCTAGAGTATTTTTTCTCAGATACTTCTTTACGAGCCCTTTATTCTCTGCATAAAAGGCATCTAGATCAAATGGACAAACAGAAGAAAGTGCTTTTATTCTTGTAGATAAGGATTCTAGATTGTCAAGAGGGTTTATGACCTTTTGTTCTTCCTTCAGCTCCATAGTTCATCCTTTTGATCCTCATCCGGAAGATCGTCAATAATAGATTCGGCTTGCTTTTTGTCTGAAACATAGTAATTATTTTGGGTGTAATTCCCTTTAGGTGCCTCACCAGCATGCTTCTGCTCTATGGCTTTATGTAGTGCAATCAGTTCTTTTGAAATATTGCTGGAAGTCTTGATAAGATTAGCTGCAACTTCTAGCGCTCTTGGGTGCTCAGACGTCAAAGCAATTTTTAAAGTAAGCTCCAATGCAGCATTTGATTTGCCCATCAAGCCATAAAGATTTGAGCGGGCAGTCTCATAGTCATCTTGAAGATCTTTATTGCCGAGTTGAGTAGTTGACTTCTTTTCATCATATAGAACCGGGGCCATTTCATCCGGCATTTGTTCTTCTTCATCGCCGGATTCAGGAAGACCATCCATCAGCTTATCTACGTCACCCTTGAGTAGTTTCTCAAGTTGCTTATCAAATGTTGAAGCCATTATGGTGCATCCTCTTCCTTCAGAATATCAGTTTCAAGATACTCCATTGTGGAAAGATCATGATAATTCAAAAAGATAGTCTTAATGATAGATGAATCACCAGATGGCATATAAAGATAACCATCTAGGGTGAAAGTAAATGAAGCAGTAATTTCTCTACCGGTCTCATAGATACCTTCGAATTGATCTTCTGCTTGTGAATCCTGAAGAGTGATAGTAATAGCAGACTCATCCTGCAGATCAGGATTATCCTTAACGACTACCTGAACAGCGGGATTAAATTTTACGGCAATCTGCTCAAAGATCTGAAGAAGATCATCCATGTATTTGGTAGTGACATCTAATCTGTAATTAAATGTATATGGAACTCGATTATACTGTGCTTTGACTCGACCTGTTTCTGGATCAGTAAGATCTACTTTACCATGATTAGTCAAGCGATGCATTTTATTGGTCACCCTAGCAGGGTCGCGTTGCCATCCAGTCAAAATGAATGACATTCTAGGGGTTCGTTTCATAAACCGAATTAGATTTGGATCTTCATCTTGATCCATTCGTACATTATATTTTTGCTGTGCCGCATATGCTAGAGGCACTTTAATGAGTTGGCCGTTATCCCGGCGAATCTTAAGCTCATTAAAAATGGAACCCATAACAGCTGTATAGGTCCGAATTGTACTGTGATAAAAGTGTTGTTCTAGAATGGCCATACTTTATCTAATTCCGAAGGGATTATTTGGATCGTAAGTAATCAAATCATCTGCATCATCTTGTATATCATCATTCTTCCCATAATCCTCAGTTTCATTTTCCGTATCATCAATATTTAGATTACCAAGAATATCATCCAAATCAGTGTCACCAGTATGAACCTCTTCATAACTATATTCAAATGCCTCCACTTTGAGCTCATAGACATATTGTTTGCCCTTCTCAAAGAATGGAGATTCGTGGTTGACATATCGAATCTCAAGAATGGCATTAGTCACGGGCATAAAAAGAAGATCGCCTTCTCTTGGTCTAGGGAATTGGCCAAGCTCTTCGGAAAACCTTTTCTTTGAGACAATAAAGGTGGCAGACTTTTTGAATTCATCACCAAAGATTGTCATTAGCTGCTCACCATCAAAACCTTCTACGGAAGCAGGCCACATCTCGATTTTAGTAAAGGATGTAAAGACATTAGTAGGATCTTCATTGTACAAATAATCAATGTTGTCTTGTGTACGAGGAATGTACGCAAGATCCAGACCCTGAGTATAGATGGCTTCTTCAATAAGATCCTCTATAAGATCCTGTTCATTTGTAGCATCATAATGGGAGAAATAAGGATTTGTAGCCATGAGTCTCTTCTTTTGGTAGCTAATGGGTCTAGATCAATTTGGGCTGTATTCTAAGCGTTGCTAATGGTATTTATTGATTGATCATATCAACCTATAACTTAGCAACGCTTAGAGACAAAAACTCAGCCCATGAAGAATCCCACAGGCTCTTGATAGGTTTCTTGGAGTGTTTGTTCAAGCTGCTCAATCTCTTGAAGTGATTCCTGCATCAGGCGCTGACCATCGATAGTCACACCACCAAGCAACTGAATGTTTTGGAACTTGGATGTGTTCTCTGCCCACTGGCGTTTGATCAATGCAGTAGCATATTCTTTAAGCCACTTGTCATTCCAAATATCTTCTTCATCAATGAGTCTAAAGACCCTCATTACAAGATTATAACCTTCATATACCGGACTATGGTACAGTTTGATTTTGTTCTGGTGCCGAACAAATTTAAATCTAGGATCTACATCAATCATCTGTCTGGTTTCTTCAATATCAGTCATTTTCATAAAATAGTCTAGTCGATCAAATGGTTGCCATGGGCTCAATTGATTAATCATAATTTGATATTGGTAGTTAAACATATCAGATGAACTTCTGCCGCCAGTAATTAAACCGGTTGGAAGAATATCTACAACAGAAAGAATATCATCTGGTACTTCAATATAGCCATTATCTATATCTTCTTGAGTAATAGTATAATGAACCCATTGTTCTTCTGTGGCATCAAAGTGCTTTTCTTGCCAAGTCTCCAAAGCTTCATCAATACGATCTTCAATTTGCTCTGGAGCTACATTTATTCTGATTACTGGTTTACCCAATTTGCGTAAGCAATACTCAGCAAATTCGGTTCTATTGGTTGGTCTGGCCATTTAACTGTCCTTCAGTAATTGTTCTAAAGCAGATTCAAGTCTAGACAAACGATCTTCGAGTTCTTGCTCTTTTTCTTTTGCTTCAAGAATTCGCTTCTTTGCTTGTTTGGCTACCCGGAAAGCCCCATCATCTGCATTAATGACCGCTCCGGTAGCCGGGTCCTTTACAAGACCCGGCTTTCCGTCTACCTTTAGCATATTAAGTTCCTAGTGCAATGACACGAAGACGACGAAGAATTGGGAATCTGGCCGCGCTTCTGGATTTTACTTGGATCATGATTTGATATAAGGTGAACTCATTCATTTCTTCAAGTGCATATTCATTTTCGCGGTATTCGGTCCCATCGCCAGTAATATCCACGGCTAGGCCATCAAGCAACTGCCAAGATGCATCTTCTAGCTCTTCATTGCTGTTACCAGTTCTTACAGACACAAGAATATCAGTATCCGCTGGCCGTAGAGCATCAAAGAACAACCTAATGGAATTAGCAGGATTACGAATCCCCGTTGGACGAGTCCGATAGTTCACATGATTATTGCTTCCATCTACCTCATCAACTTCTGGATAGGTCACTAAAGCAAATGGCATAATTACGTTTGAACCTTCAAGATCAATTACAGGTGAAACGTTGGGGTTTAGAGAAGCCATAATAGCTTCAACCCGTAGCGATCTTTGGTTACTCATTAAAGCCTGTTCTTCGCGGCGGTTAGTCACCATCCATGGAGAAGGAAGCTCATTTGTCTCGCCATTTGTAATCTCAACAAAGTTATTGAATGGGGCATATGGTGTTTCATTGCCATCAATAGATTGCCCAGAAGTGCCTCGGGCATAATACTCAATACCAGTATCAGGAAGTTCAACATAACGAATGTTGGGATTGATAACAGACGCCTGAATAGTATCAGAGATATAGACTTCATTTCCGCCAACAAAGCCATCGGCATCAGCAAGAGCATCTACTTCAATCACAAATCTATGTGGGCTTAGAATCTCAACGATATCATGGATGCCATTTAGATCTTCAGTTGGGATACCATTACCACCCACAGCACCAGTCACTTCCACGGTACCACCCACAATATAGTTATGCATGAAGCGATCAACGATGACTTCATTTGAACCGGATTGGGTCTCAAAGGGATTAGCATCTAACTGAATATCTTCAAGTTCGCTATTCTCTAGAACTACGGTACCGACTACATTTGTATCAAATTGAGCAGCAAAGATTTCAAATTGAATATCAGAATTCTGATCTTCGGTCCATGTGCTGTTGTTCTGTGACTTGAACATAACACCGGAATATGGCTGTTCTACAATGTAGTTATTGGTGCCACGGTCGCGCTGGCCCATAGTAGCAATATGAGCATTGTACAGGTTGCTATTAGAGATTAAGACGAAGCAATACTCATTGTTCTCTAGTAGATGAACAGGGTAATCAAACTCAAATGTAGTTGGAACAGAACCATCACTAGACGTATTCACATCTGCTGGCTTGAGTTGCTTAATACCACCAGGAATAACTCTCTGGGTTGGAATACCATTTTCCATTTCACGTAGCTCAATGGCAACGGGCACCTTCTCATCCTTGGTGGAGAAGAAGACATTGATCTTGGTGACAAATGCACCACCGGCTCGTTCAACCACAAAACTCTGAGCAATTGGATCACGGTGAATATAACGCACAGATGTAGTAGTGGTAGTCTGGCGAGTAGCGATAATAGTCTGCTGACGAGTATTAAGAACACCAGAAGAGGTAAACAAAGCCTCACCATAAGAGGTGGCACGTTCGGTGATATTATTTGGTTCATCTGTCACTACCATGACCTTATCACCAGTACGGAATCTACGCTCATTATTATTGGGAATCCTGAATACTGCACTGAATTCGCCATCATCATTACAACGAACAGCGGCACCAAATGTAGATGAGTTGGCAGGACGAACCCACTGATTCACATTCACTCCATCAAAGAAGAAGTGCATGCGTGCTTTTGGGCGATTGCCCTCACCAGAAACAGACACATTGATAGTCCGCATATAAGGAATAACAGAAGTATCCACTACCTTATCTGCTACAATATCAACATTAGTTCTAGTGGTAGTGGTAGTGGTAGTACGGATAACACCACGATACATCCAAGAACCACGAATTTCTATACCAGCAGATCTTAACCTTGATGCATTAGATTGCTGATCAGAAGATCTTGTGGTGCTAGTAGTTCCACCGGTCCAATTGACTTGCCAAGAATTCCAAGTCTGGGTCAAACGACCATTATTAAAAACCCTATATGTCACATCAGGATCGGTATAGACAGTATCAATCCAACTATCAATAGATGGCTGTAGCTTGATGTCACTGACCCACCGATAGACGGCATATGGGTTAACATTGATAGTGGTAGAGCGTTGATTCTGGCGTATGTAGGACTCCTCTGAGAAAGGAAGAGTGACTACACCACCACGTTCAACTACATTAGAAGACTCAGCTTCATTGAAGACAAGATCAGTTGCATATAGTGAGAATTCTGGGCGAAGTTCACCTGCATCAGACATGGATACATGATAGCCATCCCAAGCAAAATCACCAACAGAATGATCAACAAACGCATCAGTCAAGAAGCCATTCTTGAAACGATTTAGACCAGTTACAGGGTCAATAATATCTCGGGCTTCTGCATCCTGTTCAAGCATGTTTAGAGTCACATAGTACTCAATATTAGCAATGCGATCCTCTAGTTTACCGATATCCTTCATGGTATAACGACGATTGCTTATCTTCTTTGCCTGGATATCACCAAGATCAAAGGTATATGCAGGAACATCTAGTTCATAGATGACCATGGCATTAGATGGATCTTCTGGTAGCTTTGGATTCAGAGAAGGTACACCTTGACGCACAAGGAATGCACCATCCCTAGTCACAAAGACCTTATCCTTGCGTGGTAGATAATGATCCACATCAGCACGAATGATGGAGAATGGAGTAGGAATATTGCCCACAGTAGCACCAGCACCAGTAAAACCAGTACCCGCATCATTAATACGAGGCCGGAAGTCTAGCACATCAGATAAACGAACACCACTTTCAGTTGGAATATCAGCATAGTCTAGATCAGCATAAGAATCTACACCAAAATAGTCACCAGCAGAATGAGCAAAATAACGGAATTCAACTGTAATGGGTTCAGCAACACTTGCGCTGGTTTGGACGTAAGATACATCATAGTAAGAACGAGTCTTGTTTTCCACTAGAGTAAACTGCTGAGTCACATCATCATCGTTATCATCAGTTACAGACACTAGTTCAAACGCATCTGCTTTGCCTAGATAAAGACGATTATCTCCATCAAGAGAACCAGAAATAGAAGTAGTAGTGACTGTCTTTACTTTCTGTTGAACTTCTTGCTTAGCCACTTGAAGATTAGCACGAATTGGGCGCCCAGCATTACCCACCCCAAAGTCTAGGGTGATGATGCTTCCAACCGGACTACCAGATAGAGTAAAGTTCCCCGCAACCTCGATAAACTCATTTCCATCCGTAAACGTCGCAAATGCAAAGGTTGGATCTTGAGCCACAAAAACTTCATTAGGCGCAGCCGTAACAGTCAACTGACCATTTGAGTCTGTTGTGGAAGAAATCTGCTTCACAGATGCATACGAAGTGTCAGAGTTACCTAGACTATCACGTAGTGTAGCAACAAATTCTACTGGGAGATTGAATACTAGACTGTTGTTAGATGGATTGATTAGTTCAGATACAACAAGATTGGCACTGAAGTTAGTTCCAACACTTGAATATACAGAAAGGGCATCTGAAATAAATGCAGTTGATCTGCTACCACTCACATCTCTAACATTGAAGAGGTATAGACGATAGTCACCGCCATCTCTACGCACAAAACGCACCCGAGCTGTACCCAGGGCATCACCACTTGGCTCGACTCCGGGGGTAGTTACTTCTGCATCATAGAAGGTAACTTCCTGAAGCTCATTGACATTAGGAAGAATATTAAGATCTTCTGCTAGAATATAGTAGCCCAACTCAGCAGAAATGGAACTGTTGTTCTCAATACCACGCTCACGAGCTTTGTTAGTCTCGATAGAAGTAGTAGCAACAGTTTCAATCCGATAGCCATTAACATATGCTAGGCCACGACCTAGATTCAGATTGTACTTGTCTTTATCGGTTTCATGTTCTTCATATGAGATTGGGAATGACTTAACAGTAAAATCACCAGACTGTTCATAGGTACGCTGAGCCAGAACATCATTCAAGAAGTTGTATTGAATGTCAGCTCTACGAAGTTGAATCTCTCCATTGATGATACGGAAGATTTCCACGGCATTCTCGGGAAGATCTTCTAGATCTTCAATATCAAAAACCCGGAGACTAGTGTCTACACGAATGCGGTGTGCACCGGGAGCAGTAAAGTTGGGAGAACCCTGAGCATTATCAAATAGAGATGTATCTTGACTTTCAGTAATAACCCGCTCTTCATACATCAAACAAACAGAAGCACTGGGTTCATTGTTGTACTTATCAAGAAGAACAGTTTGTTGTGGAACAAGAACAAATCGGCCACCAATATAGTACACACCATCATTGATAGTAAATTTAGATGCCAAGCCCGTCTCTAGTACAACAGGTTGACTCACGATTTCGTTATTGACTAAGAGCTCAAGAGTTGCACCATCCTCAAACCGAATCTCTTCTGATTCTTCGGTAGCATCTTCATAAGACAGATAGAAGGTAGCAGGATCACCATCTTCAGGTAATCTAAATAGCTTAACAGAAGCAGTAGTTCCATTAGAAGCACGAAGTTCAATATCAGCAGTGGTTGAAAGAAGATCAGTGATATTAGCTAGATTTGGGATTGTTACTGCTACGTAGTTTAGATCCAGATCATAGTTAGTTTCACCGGGAATAACCATCGAACCATCTTGGAACACATGATCACCAAACCGCGAAACTTGGGTCTGGAACATAGATTGAATCTGATTAAGTTCCCTTACTTGAACAGCACGAGACGGAACAAAAAGAATTTCATGGAAATTCTTGCTCTCATCAAAGTCATCGAAGTAGGGGGATCTCGATTTATCTACAGCCATTTAGTTATTCCTTTAAGAAACTTGTATAGTGGTTCGTAAGTATTTATACTTCAGAATTGTAGCACGAAGCGAATTTCTTCGGTCTGATTCAAACCACGAGAGATTTTTTCACGAGTAGACATGTAGAGAAGTTCACCCGAGTTCTCCAGAAAATCAGAAGCTGCAACCACAGAAGTAGTAAGGGGCAGATTATCTGTTTGGAAGATCTGGTTCACATCAGTAGTATTATATGACTGAGATTCTACTTGCTCATTTTGAGAATATTCACCAGACACATTCTCTAGATACAAATAATTTCTAAAAGTGTCTATAGATCTAATTTCGCCAGTAGCACCAGAAGTTAAACCAGTGACTGTCTCACCAACAGCATATAGATTGACATCTACTACTGCTAGGATGATACCAGAATCATTAGCAGAAAGTGGCTTCCAAACAATACCCGCCTTGCGATACTCATCACCAATGGGCAAAACTCCACCCTCATCACCCCCAA